CAACTGTTCGTCAGGAGAGACAGCAAACCAAAGAACAGCACTGTAAGAACCATAACCGTAGTCAGCTGCTCTAAACCTAGGCCAGCTATGGGGTATGTCAAAGGGTTCTACAACGTGATCTCTGCGGTTAAATTCAGGAAAAGCTGCTCCCTCGTTAATGTCCCAATCTCCTTCCAGCAACTGACGCCGTTGGTGCTCAGGCAGAGAGAGTAGGTTGGCTTCGTACATCCCATCATCAGACAGGTAAGGGTTATCAAACAAAGTCGCAGGGATAAACTTTCTTTTGAAGAGTGGTTCACCTGAACGACTGTGACCACTAGGCCAACAGATTGTCTCACCTTCTTGGTCAGTAGCCCAAAATGCATCATTAGGGGTACTGGGGTCAATGAAAGTCCTTTTCACCCATTGATGGCCTGGGCCGCCGGGGTTTGATGTTGCTCTCATGTACAGAGGAAGACCTGACGATTTTGTTGTACGCAACCGGGATCTCATATAATTCCAGGAGTAGTCCGTAGGCCATTGAGTTAACTCATCAAATCCAATCCAGTTAAAGGCTTGACCTTGGTATCTCATCACGTCATCGTCACGGTCAAGGTAAGACATCCAGAGAGTAGCTCCACTGGGTGCTACCCAAGTCTTATCTCTCTCCATAAACTTTATACCCGGTATTGCTCTAGGGTATAGTTGCTTACTTACTGATATAAGTTCTCTTAGTTCCTCAGTACTTCTACGTACAATAAGCATTCTAGCGTTAGGATTATTAAGGTAACGCACTGGATCAGCTATCAGACTGTAGCTCTTTCCACCACCAGCTGCACCTCCGTAGAGTACTTCTTGTTCTGTAGCTGCTAGAAAAGTAGTCTGAGGCCCGGGGTTAGGTTCAAAGATAACTTCTCGTTTAACCTGCTCTAGATCATTCTCCGATGGCTTCGATATCGTCTCGGTCTGACCAATCGTCTCCAAAGATTCTCTTGGTAGCTCTACCACCAAGTCTTTCTTTTTCGATTTTCTCCGCCTTCCTTGACGCTTCTTTATACTTTTTGGCATACTTCCTATAGCTAGAGGAAGCCCGTCTGCGCTTTTCTTCGATCCTGACACGTTTGTCTAACCCTACATGTGATATATACCTACCTGATTGTTGGGTCAGCCACTTAGCTACTTGCCTTAGGCTGTACTCCTGTAGGAATAGTTTTGCTTTTTCTAAAAGTTCTAATTCTTCTGGTATGGGTAGTAAGAGGTCTATGTCTTCTTCGTCTTGTCTGTATCCGAATGGTACGTGCCTACCTACTCTTATGATAGGGTACCACTCTCCGCTCTCCCCTCGTAGGGGTACTTGCCATTCCACATTGGTGGGGTATGCTGCTATTGAAGCTCTTGAGGTCTTAACCTTAGGCATCTGTGTCCTTAGAAGGTAGAATAAACAGAGGCTCTGAAGTTTTAACTTCTACCTTATCTGTTTTAGTAAACCCTGCTCTGTCTAGAATATCTTTAGCAGCCATCATCTTTTCCTTAACGCCTAGATCGGTAGGATCTGCCATAACACTAAACATTGTGTAGGCTGCTTTGGTAGAAGACTGAGAGATAAACTTCTTAGTTCTATCTACAATCTCATCCTCAATAGAAGCTACAATCTGGGCAGTAGCCACGCCTTCAGCGTATCCTGCAAGCTTCTTAGCTTTAACAGGATCGCCTCTGGCTTCATCAAACAGAACATCTAGAAACTTCTGTTGTTTTTCAGTTAGCTGCCGTGCCATAGAATCTTTCTCTTATTTCTGATCTACCGATACCGATGTCTTTCAGTTCTCGGTCAGACATGTGAGTAAGGATAAAGTAGTCTGCTCGTCTTTGTTGTGCTTCTTGGATAGTGGTAAGTAGTCTTTTAAACATTGTATATGCTCCAGTTAGTTTTGCGTGTTGGCTAGATTACCAACTGGAGCTAGTTATATACATTTAGTTATATCATACTACAGACAATAATGCAACCCCGCTATTACCCTACTGGGATGAAGGTTTCAGTTACAGTAATAATAGTATCTAGGTGACCTGCATGTGCAGGCTGTACTTGTATCTTGTCGCCCGGTTGTAGTACCAAATCAATGTTAGGAAAAGTTATGTAGTCACTATGGCCTATACTCTTACCGTGTAGGAAGTGTGACGTATAGGAGTCTGCCGCTACGTACCATTCTATATCTACGTTAACACTGCCACTTGTTGCGCCATTAACTACGTGAATAAAGGTAACCTCGGCTGTACAGTTGGCAGGGCATGTATACACAACCTCAAGGCTAGTGCCTGTGTTGTGTCCGTACACGGAACGCATACGTGAAGGTTTGCCTTGGTTAAACACCGACATTACTTTTTAATTACCTTCTTTACTGTCTTAACTACCCAAGCTTCATTTACCTCAGTGTCTGGATCATCAGCAATGAAGTGACCATTCTCGTCCCGTGCTCTTTCAAGAACAGGATCAGGAGTAGCCTTAGCTTTAGGTTTTGTTTTCTTCTTTGGTTTGTTTTCCCCTGCTAAAAAGTCTAAGACAGCAGCATCTTTAGTTTGCCACTCCCCCTGTACTTTCTCAGCTAAGACATCACCACGAGGACCAAGAACTTTGTCACCTTCAATTTTAAACATGATCAATACTTACCCTCTACACCAAACTTCTTCTTGTGTTGAGCAATGGACTCTTCCTTGTACCGAGTCGTGTACTTCTTATCTTTCCAAGTAAAAGTAGCATTACCAGACTTACGGTTTCTAGCAAATGCCTTACCAAAAGACTCGTTAGTAACTGGACCTGCTGCTGGACGTTGCTTGGGTCTAGGTGACTTCTTAGGGGCAGTCTTAGTAGGCGCATTCTTCTTAGTCTCTGCTGCCTTCTTGTTTGCGTCACTCTGTTTCTTTGTAGTCTTCTTCAATGGTGGCTTCTTAGTTTTTGGTTTCTTGTCATCAGAAGGAGCAACCACTACCTCAGGTTTAGCTGTGTCGAGTGCACCGAGTTTTGTATTTGGGGCTCGCATGGCTTTAGGGTTCATACCTACAATACGAGAACCACTTGGTCTACCCGGCGCATTCTTGTTAGGTGTTATATCTTTCATAGGACGAGAAGGGCCGGAACTACTCGAGCCTGACCTAGGGGCCTTAGGGTTACCTACACTGGTTCCCGGTCTTGGTCTTGTAGTTGCTGAGGGTACATTAGGTCTACTACCTGGTTTGGTTGTTGCAGGTGGTTTGGGTGCTGTTCTAGGTGCAGCTGGGGCAGATGTAGACCTTGCAGCTGGTGGCCTTTGTCCGCCTGGATTAACCCTTGGTTGAGGTGGTTTAGCAACCCTTGTCTGTTTTAAAACATTTCCTACATTACTAACTGTAACATTTTTAGGAGGGCTTTTAAGCTTATCAACTTGTTTCTTAGTAAGCCTTTTAGCACCTCTTTTAACTAAGAGATCAAGTACTTTTTTTGAGACAACCCGAAAGGCTGCTGCTCCGAGCATAACTACTACTGGTGCTGGCATTATCTTTAACCCTTATATGATGCGCCGCATTTGGCTTCAGTAACTACGCCACCTGCTTTGTAACCCATTGTTTTCTTCATTCCACCTTTTGAGTAGCCCATCTTCTTGGCCACTGCTGGTGCTTTCTTCTTAAGGGCTTTCATCCCTGCGTTCATAGGAGTTTTCATTGCTAGTGTACCTTTTGCTGCTCTGAATGGTTTTACTTTATCTGATATCTTTTTAGGTTGTTTGACGAACTGCTTGCCTTTAGCAGTCCCTTCTCTCTTAGCTTTTGTTGTTGCTGCGTACTCTGAAGGAGATAAAGACTTAATAGCTTTCTCTGGGAGGTATCTCTCACCAGTCTTAGCACTAGGCTTTCCACTCTTTGTACGCCACTTCTGCTTTGTCCAATTCTTTAGAGACTTCTGGGGGTCCTTCATGAGGTGTACCCTCCGCCCTTAGCTTTGTATTGCTTTGCAACCATCTGTGCTTTTCTTGCTGACCATTGTCCAGGCTTACCGCCTTTTCCACCCGCCTTAACTTTTGCGACAAGGTTCTTACGCATTGTAGGTTTGGTGTAGTTATTAGCTGCATTTACAGTGGATTTCTTTTTCTGTTGCATTAAGTGTTTACTCCAACTTCGATACATATAGGTAAGGCAAAGGCTCCTTTAGACATTAAGTAGGAGGACATATTGTAAGAGTCAACCTTACACTCTTGCTCTGTGTTAAATAATTCTTTTGAGTTAGCCATGACCTGACACGAAAATGCAGACTCACTAGAACAAGCAAGAACAAGAGCCATCCACATCACATCTTATCTTCTTCGTCTACATCAAAACCCATGTCGTTGCTGTCCCAAGCCTGACAAGAAGCATCCTGAGAACACATGAACTTGAACTTCATGCAAGCGCCCATACCTGACTCAGCGTCTAAAGCCTTAAGGGTTCTGGCCGTGTTGTTGAAGTAATG